TCGAAACCATAATAGCTGTAGCGGATTTATTTAACATCACAACAGATGAATTGTTGAAGTGAGGTGTGAACACAATGACAAACTTTGAAAAAATCAAATCAATGAGTAAAGAGCAAATGACACATTTTATGCTTGATATTATGCTTGACACATTAAATAACAATGTTTGCGGTTATTGCGAAAATTGTGATGCTCCTTGTCTTAAAAATGAAGAAATTATTAGAAAATGGCTTGAAAGTGAGGCAAGCAACAATGGCTGAATCCAAAAAAACAGTTGCAGCGGAAACACAGGACAGACCGACAGCGCCGGCAGAAACATTGTCGGAACTCGACAAACTTGTGATAGGCTTCATCGACGGTGACCTTGATGTGGCTACGCTCAATAGCTTAGATATGTTTAATCGTTGGTTAGTGTTGTCAATGTCAGCCATATACAGTTGCACAAAGATAGGCTTACTATCCGCTAATTCTTGCGTTAAGGCCAAATATAAATTATTGCAAGAGTATCGCAGATTTAGAACTGACACATTTTTTGCCGAAAAAGAACATATCGAGTGGATTAAACGCACAAGAGAAACCTCATGTAAACTAACGGAACTGTCAAAGGCGATTGCTGAACATGATCCGGAAGTGTTGTCGATAGCTTTACAAATTATTGATTTGCTCACGAAGCAGGATATTTACAACAAACTTTTTATTTTATCGGACGCATCAGATACATATAAAGCAGATTGCTTAAAAACGTTGACCGAAAATGATACAGCCTTTTTGGACGAGTTTGGAAACATACCGTTTGTAGATTTGCTCTTTAAGTTTTATAAATCGGCAGAAGAAACGAGAGCATCGGAAATTTTCAAAGAGTTGGATGCCGACAACATCAGAACTGTAGCTTGTCACGTGCCGGTTAAGTCGGACGATTGTCGAGGAATCACAAAAAGCTACAAAGAATATTTCGGCATTTAAGGTAAGGCAATATTCTTGCCAGCTGCAAAATCTTAAAGGAAATTCAAATCAAGTTAATCCTATGTTAAAAAAGTAATCAAAGCGACGACTTCCGTTTTGATTAAGCTGTTACAAAAGAATGCACCAAAAATCAAACACACAATTGCAGCGGCAAGGTTGCACAGAGCAGTAACTCAAGTGGTCAGATTGGGTTACTGCATATTTATATCATCTGACTTTTTAATACGATAACAGAATAATAAATAGTCACAAAAAAGGAGTTGAGATACTCCTTTAATAGCCTGCTCAAGGAATTAATTAAGTGACCGTTTTAGCATTTACATATATAATAAAGGTTTAACTATGTTTACATACAAGTGTGAAATTAAATCAGGTCCTTTGCTCGAGGTCAAATATTATAAATCATTTCGCAGAAGGAATAAAAAAAATCTTGCTCGACAAATCAATCAATCTCGAACAAACGAAAAGCAAGCCAAAGCAAACCGTATCAGAGGAGAACAACACACACAGAGGCTTATCCTTTGCAACTTCTCTGAGGGGGACTGGTTCGCAAGGTTCTCCGCTCCGTTTGGTGAATTTACCGAAGATGAATTTGAGAGGGTTGTGTCGAATTTTTTCAAGCGTATCAAACGCAGGACAGATAAAAAACAAATTAAATTTAAGTACATCGGGTACTGCGAATGTGGAAAGCTCGGAAAAAATTGGCATTTGCATATAGTGATTGAAGATTGCGTTCGTGAAATCTTAACGGAGTGCTGGCCTTGGAAGAATGGTATAAACTTCACTCCGCTCTACCAAGACGGAAACTATGCTGACCTTGCAAAATACATACGAAAAGATGTCAGCGGAAAGAAAAGATTAAAAACATCAAGAAATCTAACGAAGCCCAAAGTCAAAGTCACCGAGGGCAAGAAAAGAGAATATCGAAAGCTTGAACGAGGAGAAGCTCTGCCTTGCCCGGACGGATATTATTTCTACAAAGACGAAATGTGGATAAATGATTTTACTGGTGCAACTTTTCACTTTACATACTTAGCCAACACTCACAAGCATAAGAAATTCGGAGGTGCAAGAATTTGAGAGATTCAACGAAAGATTATACGATTGCGCAATTCAGGTCATATGCTGCTCTCGGCTGTCCGAGCAAAGCACAAATCATTTCTGACAAAACAATGCACAAAGCACTGCGACTTGACTTGCTTGCCGTGATAGACACATTAAATGCCTTGACGAACAGCGGAAAAGACTACATCTGTCAGGCTGTATGTGCTGTTTATTTTCCTGCACCGACAGAAGAATTAAAAAAAGGTGAAATCAATTCGAGGGTAATGAGATGTGCTCTTGAAAACTACACGGACGAGCGAACTGTGTGGCGCTGGCTGAAAGAGGCAAGATTACTTTGCGCCAACCTTCGAGGGTTGAACACAGGCTATTTGTACAACTTGCACAAATAAAGATGTCAGTAGAAACGATTGATTTTGATGTAAAATTAAATTGCAATGATAAAACGAAAAGTAACTACAGATTGGATTATAAAACAAATTCGCAGCGGTAAAGCATACAGGTTTTACTTGACAGCGAATTGGGCAGAAGTCCGTGACAGAAAAAAAGCACTTGAACATTATGAATGTGAACGCTGTCGCAAGGTGGGTAAATATAGTCCTTGTGAAGCCGTGCATCACAAGCTATACCTCAAGGCAAGACCTGATCTTGCTCTTGATATCAACAATCTTGAGTGTCTTTGCAAGGATTGCCATTACAAAGAACATCACAAGTACGAACCAAAAAAATTAAAAGATGAGTTTGCTGAGAGGTGGTAGTCAAAAAAGACATACCCCCGGGTAAAAAATCGAAAAATTCTGAGGCTTACGGATAACGGTGTAAAGGCACGACAGTTTAGCTTCGCGCACGCACACGAGGAATTTTTGAGAGAGGAGAAGCAAATGGCACAGATTAAAATTGCAGAAATCAAAGACAGCTTAATTGAGCAACTGACTTTGAAAGGGGCAAACATTGAAGTCTATAGAGATTTAATCGACAGCTACATTTTTTGCACAAAACTTGAACGAAAAATGCAAGCAGACATACGCAAAAATGGCTTGACATACAAAGCTATCAGCGCCACCGGTAAAGAATACATGAAGGACAATCCTTCAGTAAAAAATGCCGTGATGTACAACAAACAGCGCTTAGCGATTCTCTCACAAATGGGGTTGTCGATTGACAAAGTTGAGAGTGAATCTGATGACGAACTGTAAATACCTTGACGATTACATAAAGCAAGTAAAAAGTGGTCAATATCGTGTATGCAAAGAGCAAATACAGCTTGTAAATTTCATAGAAAAAGTATTCGAAAATGAGCAAGTCTATGTTGACAATGAGCAGGTTGAAAAGTATTTTGCTCTACAGAAATATTTTCCATACGAATTATTTGCATGGGAAAAGTTTTGTTTTATTCTGCATAATTGCACATATTCCGCACCGGGTGTATTAAGATTTCCCGATTTAGTTTGTGTGGTCGGGCGAGGCGCAGGAAAAAATGGCTATCTTACATTTGAAGATTTTGCTCTGCTCACGCCTGTCAACGGCATACGCAATTACGATATTGACATTTGTGCAACATCAGAAGAGCAAGCAAGCACAACCTTTAATGACATCTACGAAATTTTGGAAAACAATTCTACAAAAATGCAGCGGCATTTTAAGTGGAACAAAACAGAGATTACAAACATAAAGACTAATTCAACAATCAGATACAGAACTTCAAACAGCAAAACGAAAGACGGAGGCAGACCCGGTAAAGTCGACTTTGATGAAAAGCATGCATACGAAAATTATAAGCTTATTGATGTTTTCACAACAGGCTTAGGTAAAAAAGCTATGCCACGCAGAACAACAATTACAACCATGGGAGAGGTTCGGGACGGACCACTTGACAACGAGCTTGCCGCCGGTCTTGAAGTGTTGAATGGTGATGCACCTGACAACGGCACTCTTTATTTCATATGCAGGTTAGACAATGAAAAAGAGGTATATGAGCAAGAAAATTGGTACAAAGCAAATCCGTCGTTGCAATATTTTCCAAACCTATTGAGAGAAATTCAAAAGGAATTCGAGGATTGGAAGCGTGATAAGGTAAACAATTCATCTTTTATGACTAAGCGTATGAATATCCCAAAAGGCACAGAAGCCCATCCTGTAACCTCGTGGGAAAATATCAAGGCTACAAACAGGCCTCTCCCCGACCTTGAAGGTAAGCCGTGTGTGTTTGGTATTGATTACACAAAAACTACTGACTTCTTGGGCAACGGTTTGATGTTTTTGGTTAATAACTTAATCGTATGGAAACCATTTTCGTGGTATTGCTCGCAATCTGCGGATTTGGGCAGGATTAAATTTCCTTATGCTCAACAGCCTGATTTACAAAGGGTTGACGGGGTGGAAATCCCGCCTGAAATCGTCGCCGACTGGTTGAGAGAGCAGAAAAAGCATTACAACATTGTCGGCGGAGCGTTAGATAACTACCGCTATACATTGCTCAAAGAACCGTTAATGCAGTTAGGTTTTGAATGCGATCGCAAAGGACGAAACAATCTAAAACTTGTAAGGCCTTCAGATAAAATGCTTGTAGCTCCTCTGATTGCTTCGGATTTCGCTAATCATCGTATAGTTTGGGGTGATTCGGCACTTATGCGCTGGTACACAAACAACACATCGGCTGTCGAGGATAAAAATGGCAATATTATCTATGGCAAAATTGAGCCGAAATCACGAAAAACAGACGGATTTATGGCGTTTGTTGCCGCATATACGCAACTTGATTTGCTGAAACAAAATCAGCCGATGACGGTTGATGAAATCGAGAATTGCTTTAACGCAATTTTATTTTAAGGGCAGGTGAAAACAAAAATGAAAGTAATAAACTGGGTGAAAAATCTCTTTAAAAAAGATGCCGTTGCAGCGGAATTTAACGAGGACGGCTCGACAGTTGATGAACAGAGGTTTCACCTGACTGAGCTTGCTCTGTTTACGGCGATTGATTTTATCGCCCGAAGTTTGGCAAAGTGCGAATTTGTTACGGTGAACAATAACCGAGAAAGTCGCAAAGCTGAATACTATCTGTGGAACTATGCACCTAACAAACATCAAACAAAAATCGAATTTTTTACGCAGGCTGTCGCAAAATTGATTTTTGACAACGAGCTTTTAATTGTTGAAACTGCCGATAATCAGCTTATGATTGCTGATAGCTTTTCGAGAACGGAACACGCTTTGATTGACGACACATTCAGCGGCGTTACTTGTCGAAATTTTACATATCAGAGAACTTTTTTTGAAAGTGAAGTAATTTATCTCAGATACAATAACTTTGCTTTGAACGGCTTGTTATCTGATATGTGCAATACATATGAGCAATTAATGTTGTCAGCTCAGGAAAGGTACAACAAAGCGGTCGGCCACAAAGGCATCTTAGAAATGGATAATTACAGCTTCGGCGACGAAAACTTCGCTGAAACTTACAACAAAGTTTTGGCAAAGCAGTTTAAAGCGTTTTACGCGAATAAGAACGCTGTTATGCCTCTGTACAAAGGCATGCACTACACCGAGCCGTCAACCGATGCCGGAAAGACTACGAACAGCGAGATTAACGACATTCAAAAGTTGAAAGCGGAGGCATACACGATTGTTGGCAATGCTTTGCACATTCCGCCGGCAATTTTAAGCGGTGAAGCATCGCAATTGTCTGATGCAATGGATTGCGCTATTGGTAATGCAATTGATCCGATTGCAAATATGTTTGAGCAAGAGATTACAAAAAAGAGATTCGGCGCTACCGAATTTAGCAAAGGCAATTATTTACTGATTGACACAACAACAGTCAGACACATTGATGCCGTAAGTCAGGCGAACAACCTTGATAAGTCGATTGCAAGCGGTGTGCTGACACCTGCGCAGGCTCAAAAATATTGCAACATGCTCCCTTGCTCTGAGGCTTGGGCGCATACATATTACATTACTAAAAATTACCAAACAATAGCAAATGCTTTGAAGGGTGGTGAATAGAATAAATGAAAAGTAGAAATTACAACATCAAGCAAATTGCCGAAAATCAGAGTGTCTTGCAGATATATCTTTACGGTGAAATTGAGCCGAGCTGCTTGAACATTTGGGGCGACCTCGTAGAATCCAAGACAAGCGCCGAATATATTCGCAAGGCGATTGAAAAAGCAGGCGAAATTGAAGGCATTGAAATCTACATCAATTCCGTGGGCGGATTTGTTGACGAAGGTGTGACAATTTACAATTTGCTAAAACGGCAGAGTGCGCCGGTCACTGCATACATTGACGGTATGGCGTGTTCAATTGCCTCTGTTGTTGCAATGGCGGCTGACAAGATTGTAATGCCATCAAACACAACAATGATGATTCATCACGCAATCGGCGGTTGTTACGGCAATGCGAAGGAACACAGAGAATTTGCAACCCAGCTTGACAAAATCAGCGAAGCGAGTACAAACTCTTATCTTGTACACGCAGGCGATAAGCTCACGAGGGAAACCCTCGAGCCGCTTCTTGATGCTGAAACATTTTTGACGGCAGAGGAAGCCTTTAATATCGGTTTGTGTGACGAAATTCTTGATCCGGTTGATTTAACCGAATCAAAAGAAGTCATTGACGATGCACAACAGAAGAAAAATTCAAAAGCAAAACAGGCAGCGGCAGAGCTTGCAAAAATGCTTGGTGCAAAGCCTGACCAGCAGACACCACCTGAGCCCAAGCTGAAAAATCCCGAAGAAAAGGATAGCTTTGGCTTTATTGAAGAATACTTCAAAAACAAAAATTATTTATAAAGGAGATTAAAAAAATGAAGAATCTTGATGCGATTAAGAACGCAAAAGCAAAGTTTGCGCAGAACTTGAAAACTGCCATTGATTCCAAAGATGAAGCAAAAATGACCGAGGCTCTCAACGCCTATGCTGATAGTATTCAGCAGTCAATCATTGAGGTCGCACAGGAAATCGGCGAAACTGCCGACAACACAATCCTTGCAAAGAGAGGATTCAGACAGCTTACAAGCGCAGAGCAGAAGTTCTACAACAACTTTGTAACAGCGGCAAAATCTGCTGATGTTAAGCAGGCTCTCACTGGTCTTGATGTTACAATTCCTCAGACGATTCTTGACACCGTGCTTGAGGACATTACAAACAATCATCCGCTCCTCGATGCAATCGGCATTGAGAACACATACGGCTCTGTTAAGGCAATCTTTGCTACAGACACAAAACAGCTTGCTGCTTGGGGCGCACTGAACTCCAAAATCACACAGGAGCTTGCAGGCACAATTCAGGAAAAGGACTTCTCAACGTCAAAGGTAAGCGCCTTTGTACCTGTTCCAAAAGATATACTTGACCTCGGAGCTACATACATCGACGCATATGTCCGCAGAATCCTTGCCGATGCACTTGCTTATGCTCTTGAAGATGGCTTTATTAACGGCGACGGTAACGGCAAACCTATCGGTATGCTCAAGGACCCTGAGGGTGCTGTAAAGGCAGGCGCATATACCGAAAAAACAGCAACAAAGCTCACAAGCCTTGACATTAAGTCGTATATGGATGTTGTTGCCAAGCTTGCGAAGGGCAAGGGCGGCAAGACAAACAACATCACATCGGTTGACCTCATCGTTAATCCTGTGGATTATCTCACAAAGATTATCCCTGCTACAACTGTACTTGCAACAGACGGCTCATTCAAGAACAACCTCTTCCCGTTCCCGACAAATGTTTATCCGTCTGAAATGGTTACAGAAGGTACTGCTGTTATCGGTCAGCTTTCAAGATATAAAGCTTGTCTCTCAACAGGCAAGGAAGGTAAGCTTGATTACTCTGACCAGTATCAGTTTCTCGAAGACAACAGAGTTTATCTTGTTAAAGCTTATGCAACAGGCTTTTCGCTTCACACAAACGATTTTCTTAAGCTTGATATTTCAGCGCTCAATCCTGCCGAAATCAAGGTAACTCTTAATCAGACAGCAACAGCTTAATTTTTCACGGAGGTGTTGAACAATGGGAATTATGAACGATGTAGTTAATATGCTCGATTTTGATCGCGAACACATCGAAACAGATGAAAGCACAAAGTCGAAAATTGAACTGATTATAGCCAATGGAAAACAGCACCTCCGCGATTATAATCCTCTACTTACTGATGAGGATTTTGAACGGCCGACAAGGGCAAGAGGTTTGTTGTTTGACTATTGTAGATACGCTTACTCAAATGCTGTTGAAATGTTCGACCATAATTTTGAAAGCGAAATTTTGAAATTAAGGCAGGAATATGAGGTGAAAAGCTATGATTTTGAAGAATAACATAGATTTTTTAACCTTTAATGACGGACTTGCAAAAATCTACGAAACGGACGAAAACGATGATATCATTGCCGATAGCTTGAAAAAATATCGTTTTGGCAATGAAAAAATCGGTGTAACTCGTTTTTACGGAGCAAAACAGAACGACATTGAATTGTCAAAGGTCATACATATCCACAAAGATGAAACCTTGAGAACGGATATGGCGGTCATCATTGACGGCACAAGGTTTAAAATCGAACAGATACAGCATGACAAAAGCAAAAATCCCCCTTGCTCGATTTTGAGCCTGTCGCAGAGGGGACTGTATGAGGGTGGTGCAGATGTTTTTTAAAAACTACGATGAATTTGTTGAACTCATAAAGTCTTGTGGTTTTAAGTGTGTGGAGGCAGATTACAACAAGTCAACCCCTTTTCCCTATCTTGTCTATTTCAAAGATGAGGAAACAGGAATTTACGCAGACGGTGAATTGCTTTGGAAAAATGCAAAAATCATCATAGAACTCTACACCGCAAGAGATGACCACACAAGCGAAACGAAGTTTGAGGAGTGGCTCAACGAAAACGGTTTAGGTTGGAAAAAGCCGAACCGAGCGTGGGACATAACGAATAAACTTTGTGTGAGTTATTACAATTTGAGTGTGACTTTTGATGAGTGATTACAAAAAAGTCGGTATCGACCGCCTTGGCGATACCCTATCGAAAGAGCTGTCAACCTATTCGGCTGATGTGCAAATGGGTGTCCGACTATTGGTCGATGAAAAATCCGAAGAACTTAAAAACGAAATCAAGAAAAATGCACCTGTCGGCAAAAGAAAAAAATATCGCAAATCGTTTAGGATAAAGGTCACAAACGAAACATTTCGATTCTATGAAAAAACGGTTTATTCAGCTAAGCCTGAGTACCGGCTTACACACCTCCTCGAAAAAACTCGCAAAAAGAGGGGCAAAAAGGGCGGAACGGTACAACCGAAGGTGCATATTGCTCCGGCTACAGAGAAAATTCACGGCGAATTTGAAGCCGGAATAAAAAAACTTATCAAATCATCGGAAGCTTTTGGCGGCGGTGATTTGAGCGGAATTAAAAGAATTTAAAAACATAAGGAGTGCTTATTAATGAATAAAACTATCAGAAAAGTTGGTTATGCCGTACTTACAGAAAGCAGCACAGGCGAAATCACATACGGTAAGCCCGTGTGGTTTAAGTCTGATAAGGCAGGCGGCAGAAGTATCGGTGCTGAACCTATCGGCGATTCGAATACAATCTACGCTGACGGCTTGCCTATTATTGTAGCGAGTGCAAACGGCGGCTACACAATCAGTCTTGAGCTTATTTCAGCAGTCGACGACATCGAAAAAGATTGGTTCGGCAATGATGAAGCAACTGAGGGCGGTATCATCGAAAAGGGCGGTATCAAAGTAATGCCGAGATTCGCTCTTCTTGCTGCAAAGGAAACATACAAAGGCGACAAGCTCTACGAGATTGATACCTATTTTGACTGCGTAGCTGCAAGGGCAAGCCGAAACGATAAAACGTCGGAAGGTAACTTTGACCCACAGTTCCCGACCTTTACGGTCACAGCAAAGCCACGTCCTGACAATGACTTTGTGCGCTACACATCATATGCGGACACTCTGCCCGAAAGCGTTGTAGTTCCGACTGTTAAGGCTGTAAAATCGGCAGTTCCTACAGATCAGGCCTCATCAGACAACACAAAGGCGGTTAAAGGCTAAGTTATGAAAGACACAGTTGTTATTAACGGCAAAGATGTTGAGGTTGAGGTTACAGCGTATACAATGCTTATCTACGAGGACACATTCAAAGGCCACAGCTTTCTGCGTGATGCCGACCGTATTCTCGTTAAGAACCTCAATGATGTTAAATTTGGCTCTGCTGTAAAGCTTTTATGGGCAGCGGCAAAGACGGCAGACGATACAATCCCCAATTTTAAGACTTGGGCAAAAGATATCAGTATTAAGGACGCTATTTCGGCGACAGATAAAATCATCAATCTCGTTGTTGACAGCCTTAAAAGCGACAGCCCAAAAGTGACAGCGACAGCGACCGCGACCTAAACGGAACTTTCCTGACGGCGAAGGAAATCTTATCCTATGCCGTCAGGTGTGGTCTGACTGTCGCTGATTTACAAAGATTTACAATAGGTTTTGTGTTGGATTATATCGAAACCTATTTTGCATTACGAAACAATAAAAACATTCACGAAGATGAAGAAAAATATCAGAAAATGAAATCTGTATTGCCTTTCGTTACAGAAAGATTTGAAAGTAAAGAAATCTCGGAAAAGCAGTATAGCGAGTTTATGAACCGATATAGGAAATTGGAGGACAGATATGGCATCTACGATTAAAGGTATTACCGTCAAAATTGCCGGCGATACAATAGATTTACAAAAATCCTTAAAAGCTGTACAGTCCTCATCGGCGAGCTTGCAGAGAGAACTGACTGCAATTAATAAGCAGTTGAAATTTGATCCTGAAAACACTGTTTTGCTTACCCAAAAGCAAGAAGTGCTAAAAGAACAAATTGAAAATAGCAAATCTGCACTTATAAAGTTACTTGATGTACAGGATCAGGTCGAAGAACAGGCCAAAAACGGCGAAATCTCAACTGAACAGTACAGAGCCTATCAGCGTGAAGTTGAAAAAGCGAAAAGCAAACTTGAGACTTTCACTAAACAGCTTGCAGAAACCGAGGAAAAAGCAAATGCAATAAACCTCGAATCTGCCCGAAGTGAGATGTCAAAAACCGAAACAAGCGTTGGTAAAGTCGGCGACAGCTTTAAAAACCTTGAAAATAAGTCAAATAGGACTGATTTATCCAAGGTCAAAAAAGAAATGGATGATGTTAAATCCTCTGCTGACAACCTTAAATCTGCTGTTGGTGATGCATTAAAAGAAGCAGGCGCAGCGGCAACAACGGTCGGCGGAGCGTTGACCGGAACTGTCATAAGTGCAAACAGTGAAGAAAAAGCTTTAAATTCCTTGCAGGCTCAAACCGGCTTGACCGCCGAGGAGATGACAAAGTACAAAGATGTCCTTGAAGATGTTTACAAAGGAAATTTCGGCGAATCTCAGGAAGAAGTTGCAAACGTCCTTGCTTTGATTAAGCAGACAACGAACGAGACCAATCCAAGTAAGCTTAAAGATATGACCGAAAATCTCTTTACATTGAGAGATACATACGATTACGATTTTGTCGAAACCTTGAGAGCGGTCAACATGCTTATGGAGCAGTTTGGCATAACAGGCGAAGATGCTTTTAATCTCATTGCGCAGGGCAGTCAAAAAGGCCTTAATAAAAACGGTGATTTGCTTGATACAATCAATGAATACTCCGTACATTACAAGCAACTCGGCTATGACGCAAACGAGTTTTTTAATTCGCTTGAAAATGGCTCTAAAGCAGGTACTTTCAGCATCGACAAGCTTGGCGATGCCATGAAAGAGTTTGGAATCCGCTCTAAAGATACAGCCTCGAGTACGCAGGAGGGATTTGCTCTTCTCGGCTACGGCGCAAAAGCTTCGGCTGAGGACATTCAAAAAGCCAAAGATGAAGTCGCAAAGCTCGAAAAAAATCTTTACTATGCAAAAGAGGAGCAAAAAGGCTTTAACAATTCGACGAGCGAATTAACAAAGCAAAAAAATGCCGATAAAATTGAACAATATTCAGAGGCGCTAAAAACTGCTAAAGAAAATCTTGCAAATCTCGAATCAGCAGGCAAAGGCGCAAAAGGTAGTATTGAGGATTTGCAGGCAAGATTTGCAAAAGGCGGAGACAGCGCAAAATCAGCAACATCAGAAGTTTTAAAGACTCTTTTTGAGATGGACGATAAGGTCAAGCAAAATCAGGCAGGTGTTGACCTCTTCGGTACGATGTGGGAAGATTTGGGCATTGACGGTGTAAAAGCCTTAATGAAAGTTAATGGCTCTGCCGACAAGACCAAAAACACGATGAAAAAAATCAAAGACATCAAATATGATGATGTTGAAGCTGATTGGGAAAGTCTCGGCAGGACTGTGCAAACTGATGTTATTAATCCTATCGGCAAATCATTATTCCCAGAGGTAAAAAAACTTTGTAAATTTGCGAGCAAGCATACAGATGATATTATCCCTACGCTTAAAATTGTCGGCTCTCTTGTAGGTGGCATTTGGGTAGGCAAAAAAACAACCGCCGTTGTAAGCGGTGTACAAAGCCTTATAGGCGCATATAAAAGCCTCAGAATTGCTACAGAAACCGCCAAAATTTCACAAGAAGGTCTTAACCTTGCGCAGAAATCAAACGCAATCGGTATCATAGTGGGCTTAGCTGCTACACTTGTAGGCTCTTTATGGTCAATTGCAAGTGCAAACGATGAAGCCAAAGAATCACAGGACAAGCTCAACGAAGCGCATGAACAGGCTCAGGAAGAAATCAAAGAGCTGAAAGATGCCAATGATGAATATGTTCAGAGTAAGAAAAATGCGGCGTCAGAGGTTGAAAGTGAATTTCAATACTATGACAATTTGTGGATCGAATTACAAGGCATTGTTGACAAGAACGGCGAAGTAAAAAAAGGCTATGAAGACAGAGCAAAATTTATCACAAATGAATTAAGTGAAGCTATCGGCAAAGAAATAGAATGGAACGGTAATGCTATTACATCTTACGATAATGTAGCCGAATCTATGGATAAAGCCCTTGAATCAAAGAAAGCTCTTGCTATGTTATCAGCTACAGAAGATGCTTATCAAACTGCCGTATCGGGTCTTGCAGGGGCAAAAACTGATGCAATAAATGCTTATGCCAAAAAGAAAAAAGCACAAGAAGAGCGCGACAGTGCAGCGGAAGCCGCACAAAAATATAATACAGAAGGACTTGACAGAAACAAAAAAATAATCAAAATTGCGGGGTGGGCATTTGAGAACGGAAAAATCTCGCAAACCGATTATCAAAAATACCTTAAAGACGCACAGAATAAGCAGAATACAGCTAAAAACGAGCGTGCTTTATCATCATTTGGCGCGGCATACGGTGATGAAAGTCAAAAAGCTAAAGATAACCTCAAAGAGAAAGAAAAAACTCTTAAAGAAGTTGAAAGCAAATATAACGAGTATCAAAGAAAACTCGTCAATTATAATACCACGATTCAAAACTTTGAAAACCTCACAGCGGCAACCGCAAAAGGTAACACCGAAGAAATTAAAGCCGCAATGTCGGATGTCGCGAACAGCATTGTTACATACACAACAGGCACTAAAGACGCTCTCGAACAGCAGGTCAATGATTTTAAGACAAATGCCGAGAATTTAAGGACGGCATACAAAGACGGTGTTGAAGGTGTCACAAAAGACCAAGTTGAAGAAGCCGAAGAATTGCAGGAAAGAGCAGAAATCGAACTTGCTAAGTACACCGATATGTACGGCACGGTTGCCGCAATCGCAACAGGCAAGGCAGACGAAATCAACGCACAGCAGAAGAAAATCAAAGACGGTTTTATTGATGCTGAAACGGGTTCAAGAGAAAGCCTCGAAAATCAGCTTGCAAATTTTACCGCAAACTATGAGTTGTTAAAAACTGCAATGGACGAAAATCAACCGGGTGTTACCCAAAAAATGGTTGACAACGCAAAAGAGCTTGTCAATAAAGCAACCGGTGAACTCAATAAACTTGAAGGCAATAGTAAAGATGCGGCTGAAAAAGGCGTTAACGGAACTGCCGACACGCTTGAAAGTAAAGAGTCAAAAGAAAAACTTAAAAAAGGCGGTAAAGCTGTAAAGAAATCAGTAAAAGATGGCGTTGGAGATACATACGCAGATGGTAAATCGTTGGCCGAAATGTTTGACCAAGGTTATTTTGACGGCATAATTGATATGTTAGTCACATTATTTGGCGGTGAAGATAATCCAGCCGCACAAATGGTTAAGGCTAATATTACAGCGGCTGCAAAAGCACAGGATTCACGTTCGCCAAGCCGAAAAACTCGAAAGTTAGGTAGATATTTTGGTGAAGGCTACCGTCTTGGCATTGAGGATGAAATTGAAGAAACGCAAAAAACAGTAAGGTCTTTAACTTCGAGAGCTCTGTCAGCTGTTGAAGGTGATCCAATCGGATCGATTAACAATAAATTCGCGGGCATTCGCACCCAAAGTCAAAATGCAACGGTAAACGGTCAAATGTTGAAATCGGTGACAAATTCACCTACGATTGAGATTCAATTCACAGGCGATGTCAACATCAATAATGACATGGATGTTGATGATTTTAACCGCCGCGTATCAACTGCAATTGTGCAAACGCTTGACGGTGAAGCATCAAAATTGGGAGGTTAAAAATGAGGCATAGTTTTTCATACAACGGCACCGATTTACGGACATTAGGCTTTTTTATAGCTACTTCCCAAAAATATCAAATTGCAAAGCGTAACTTTGATTTTACATCCATCTACGGCAAAAATGGCGGAGTAATCGCTGACAATGGCGTATTTGATAATGTTGAAATGCAGTTTGAAGTCAATAGCTATCCGTACATTGTGCCGAATGAAAGCAATGCAGAGCTTGTAAGAGCTTTTGCAGAGTGGCTTACGGTGTGGGACGGTGAGTATAAAATCTTTAGAGACACATACAACCCCGGCTATTTTACAAAAGCAATTTGCACAGGAGTTGAGACAATCGAAGAGGTTGCCCCCCTTTGCTTGTCAACAACAATAAATTTCAGCCGAGTGCCGTTCTGGTACAGTGACTTGGGACAAGAAATCATTCAGCCAAAATTGACCTCGACACAAAACGCAGAAATCAAAATTTACAATCCTGAAAATTATACAGCCGAGCCCTTAATAAAAATCATCAATAAAGGTGCAAAAGTTAATCCGTTGACGCTTACGGTCAATGATGGTCAAGCATTAACTGTTAAAACATCATCGGATAAGGATCATATTGAGCTTGATTCCGAACAGCAGTCCGCTTTCTTTGACAACGGCATGAGCTTAGCGAACAATTGCATAAGCTGTACAGAGTTTCCAAAGTTTTCGCCCGGCTGGAATAAAATAAAACTCTCAGGAAAAAACGCAAATGCGTTCACCAATATTGAAATTAAGCCGAATTGGAGGAGATTGTAATGTATCCTATTTTGTATAATATTGCCGACTATTACAAAAATTCAACACCATTGTTTGAATCTAACGGTTTCGGCTTCTTGACCGAATGCACCGAGTTTTTGACGACAATGGAGCAGAACGGGGCGTACAGTTTTAGTGCAAAGATTAAAAGCACAGATAAGCTGGCTTCAAAAATAAAAATAACTTCTTACATAAAAGCGAAAGTGAACAATGTGTCTGAACCACAGCTTTTTTATGTGACCAAGATTGAAGTTGACAAAAACGGTGATTTGACCATTTCGGGCGAACATGTGTCAAGAATGTTTTTTCAAAACGGAACAATTCCTCGTGCAATGGACGGATCAATGTATGGCACGCCGAAAGAACTCATTGACCACTTTATGCGAGACTACAGCATAGTAGGAGAACCTCTGCATATGTGGTTTACGGAAGCCCCATATAAGTGGTTTAGCTTCAGTTCATCAATCACAGCAAAGAAAAGAATTTATTTAGGCTATTCACAGGCAGTAAAGTTTGAGGATATTTTCAAAGACGATGACGAAGGGTTGATAAATCAGTTTGGCGGTGTTTTGTATTTTAATAATTTTGACATTTATTTTAACAAAATCAGTACAGCAGGTGCGAAAAGTGGCTATCGTATAGCTTTCGGCGCTAATGTGTCAGATTATAAGCAGACTGCTGAAATCGGCAACTACTATACACATGTTATGCCTTACGCACGATGCAACACTACGGACAATAAAGAAGTTGTCGTGTCAAGCCCTGAACCGTATGAAACGGGTTTAAAACGGAGTATTAAAAACACATATTTATACGACTGCACAAGTAAAATCAAAAAATACACTTTAAACCCAAGCACCGGCGAAAACTACGAAGAAGTCAGAGATGCCTTGCGGAATGCCGTTGCCGATTACAACTATTCAACAGAACAGACAGCGGAAACCCTGAGTATAAGGGTAACTCTCGAAAATGAGCTTACAAAAATGCACGCAATCAAACTTTATGATGAAGTGACGGTTGTAATGCCGGACGGCACGAATTTCAGCCGAAGAATTTCAAAAACTGTCTACGACAGCGTATCACACAAATATAAAGAAATCACAATCGGCGATTTAGAAATGTCGATGTCTGATTTATTAAAAATACAAAGGAGGTTTAAAAAATAATGGCGATTAGTTTAGAGCACAAATCAATTACGGTTGATGTCAATAATCGAAATGCGCCAAATGTTGTTGCGATTGCAAATGTAAATGACAAAGCGGTTCGCTATCTTGATGTAACATTAACGGCAAGCGGAAATAAGCTTACATTTACAGGTTGCACAGCGACAGCGACTTTTGCGATTGACGGATATTTAATTTCGGATTCAGTTGCTTGCACGATAAACAGCGCAGCGGATGTTATTACCGTTCCGCTCGAAAATTTCAAGTCTATGTCAGGCTTTTTAGCGATTGAAATCAAAATCGCAAACGGCGAAACACAGGTGCTGAATACACCGCTTGCTTTAAAAGTTAAAGTGACTCCAAGTCTTCTTGACAAGAGCATGATCAATAAAGACAGCGTTGGCACGACCGCTGAAATCTGTAGAGAGGTTGCCACGGCAAGAGACGGTCAAAATTCACTTGGAGCAAGGCTTAACGGAATTGATTCTGCTGTAACCAACAAAGCCGAAAAAAGCACGGTCAGTCAGTTGTCAGCTCGGATGCAGTCGGCGGAAACATCTCTTACAGGCAAGGCGAACGCAACGGATGTAGCCAACGCTCTTAAAGCGAAAGAGGACAATTCAAACAAAGTGAGTTCCAAAACTGACATCACAGACAGCAGAGTTAATTATCCAAGCATTGAATATCTTGACGCTTATTATTACAAGGCAAATGAACTCTACTCATCAGAAGAAACTGATAATTTGCTTGGAAACAAAGCAGACAAGGTAGATGTTGATACCTCACTGGCAAACAAAGCTAATCGTATTAACAGCTCGAATATTTTTGATTTTGATGCTTGGGCAAAAGGTCTACAAAATCTTACCAATCCGGTTTATAGGGGCACACTCAACAATGTGGATTATAACGAAAAAACAATTTCGTTAACAACCACTGAAAAAAATGGATACACAAACGGATGGACATCGCCAGCACCGCAATCTATGAGAATAGCAGTTAAGCCAAATACCAAATACTTATTTTCATGGTTGCCGTCATCAACAAACTGTGGCGCATTTGTTTTTCTGAATGGAATTAATACAGCTGACGCTCGCTTCGAACTGAAAAAGGGATTTGGCTCATTTACAACAGCAGAAGATACGACTTTTATTTCGATTCGGTTTGATTATTACGGAACGGGATTTTTCGAAGTGTCCGAAATAATGATTACCGAAAAAGAATCAATCTATTTGCCAAATAAAGTTGCAGAAGGTGTCCCAGAGATTGCGAACGAGGTTTTGGCATTTAAAAAAACAACCCAAGCCTCACTTGACAGCAAATATGACGGTTCAAATATCGAACTTGGTACAGCTACTCTTACACCGTACTCTACTCAGATTGATAAAATAAAATCTGCAACTTGCCTTTATGAAAAAATTGGCGATATCGTT